ACTCAATAAAGGTATTCATATAGGCGGCATTGATCTCACGGCGTTCACCTACACGTGTGCCTCTTTGGTCGAAGGATACTTGCGGGTTGTCGTCGGGGTCACCACCATCGTCATTTGATAGGTAGAAGCGCCAATTTACATTGTGCTTGTGGCTTGGGATCTCATTGGTTGTTAGGGTTACCTGTTTCTCTCCTACAATTCTATCTATTTGGCTAAATCCTACATAGAGAGGATTGCCATCTTGGTAGTCGTTGGGGTCGTGCCCTACAGGTACACATCCTTTCAATCCTGTATATTCTATCCAGCCTTTTGGGATTTCATTGTGAGGTCTCCCCCAGATGGCTACGGTGCCAATGGGAATGCTATGCTTAACGCGCCACTCTAACTTGGCAATGCGAGCGATGACGGCGGTTAAGGGGTCAATGCGCTTAAAGTCTGCCCAAAGGTAGCCATCAGGCGAGTTGCCAAAGGTGGCGTAGCGATGTAGCTCTACGCGCTTGCGCTGACCATTCTCATATAGGTTAGTTACAATATCTTCCTTGATAATCACCTTCTCAGAGAGGGTGCTACCCTTAAAGCGCAAAAGCTCCCCACCGATGTGTACTATCCCATCGGCAACGGTATTACCTGTTTGCTGACAGCCACTGATGATGGTAAGCTCACCTGCCAATTGCCCAAGGGCGTTGAACTGCGCGTACGCCTGTTGCATAAATTCAAGGGAGGCAGCATCTAATGGATAGCCACCAGTAGCGTCTGTAAAATCTAATTTATTCATAAGGTTCTATTTTATAACGTTTGGAGGCGAGACGATAGAAGTCTATCAGTGCCTTCATTTCATAATCATTGGTTTTATAAATCTCGCGCGGTACTTTTACGATAAAGTCTACTCCTATATCAGCGTAGTAGCCTCGCGGATAGAGTATCATCGGGTTTTCAGGGCTTACGATACGAGGTCGGTTTTCAGCTTGCGTATAAATGTACTCTTGTTTATAGCGTGTGCCGTCCTCAATGCGTATGCGCCGCGATTGGCGGTCAAAGCGGTCATTGAGAGCTTTTTCGAGGTAGCAGACTTGTCCGTTGTGTGCCAATTTATAGAGGTCTTGGGTACGCTTCTCAGTAAAGGCGTAGTGCAGGCTGGCTAAGGGAGCGGTAAGCACACGTAACCAAGCGACCATTCGCCTGCCTCTAAGAAAGGTAGGGGTGAGCAGCACAGCAAGGGTTTGCACATTGAGTTTTACGATTTTATCTAACTTCATAGCTCTGTCTTCATTTTGTAGGTGAGGGTAGACTTGAAGGCGGCATCGGTAAAACTGACATCGAAGTAGCCGCTTTCGGGCACTTTGACAATGCCTACGCTCTGCCAAGTGCCATAAGCGTTCGCTACAGGGTCTATCCAACGGGTGAGCACTTCAAGGACTTGGACGTCCTCAACCCCCTCTGCCTGTTGGATGCGGTCAGTGAGGGCTTGCACGGAGAGTTCGCCGTCAAAGGGCAAAGCCTTCAGGTAGGCGCGTATGGCATCAGCTACAGGCTCGTTGCCGCTGGCAATAGAGATGCCTTCACGGGTGAGGAGCAGGGGATTGTAGACAATCACAAGTGATAATCGCAGCTGGTCGGGCAGGTAGTTGATGACGGTGATGGGCACGCCTGCGTCCTTAATGCGGCTCATATACGCCTTGAAGGCGGTGGCAACGTCATCGGGTATCTGGGAGAGCTTATCGCCTGCCTCTGTGGCTATCTTGATAATGAGGCGGGTTTGATTGACGTCCTCTGTTACGGCGGCGTACTTTACAATCTTCGAGGCGGCTATCTCGTCCTCGCTCTTGCCGTGATTGTCGAACACATCGCTCTCAGGTAGCAAATTAAATCCGTGCTGAAAGGCGAGGGCTTTATTTCTGTACCAGCGGGCGGTGTGGGGTTTGAGCTGCAATAATTGCTCGTCTATATCGGCTTTGTGTAGATCGAAGAGCTTTTCGAGACTTTGGATTGTAAAGGCTATGATGTATACCCATAGCCGCCACACAGCGACTTTTGAGGTGCTATTAAGGGGTGCTAAGGCGGGTTCATTGTCCTTAGCAGTGAGGATTTCGGTTTGGATATCTTCTATTGTGCGTGCCATAATCTTTGTTGCTTATAAATCTTCTTTTAGTTTTATTTCATAAGGTTGATCAGATAGCATTTGTATTTGTATACTTTGACGGTTAGAGTGTGTTTCCTGTTCTAAGGAGAAGCTGGTAACCACAGCTGCATTGATACCAAAGAGTTGTAGAAAATCTGATTGTACTACAAGGGTTTCAGGCAATATTAATAACTCTTTGAGTTTATTCAGCTGATCTTCAGGGTATGTAAAGGAGGCTTCAACACTATCTTCTTTGTTGTGATAGTTACTTATAGCGGCCGTTACAGTTATCTGGTAGTCACCATCAGTTATATATTCCTTGATAGCTCCTGTGCGCCCTTGAAGTACTGTACTAACAATGATTTTTTCAAGATTGAGGCTAATGATACATTCCTCAAAAATGATAGTTTTATTACCAAAAGATAGTGCTAAGGAAGTCAACCAAGGACGTCCCTCTAAGTCAGTGAGCTCAGTAATTGTTGGGTTACCCTCGTTACCAATGTACTGAGAGGGTTCAAAGGGTTTGGCTGTTTGCATTCCAAAACGAAAAGCAAGATTTACAGCAGTTCCTTTAGCGAGGTCTTTGATATTTGGTGCAAATATTTCCATAGGTTTATGTGGCTACTGAGAAGTCCGCAATAGCAGTGGTAAGGGCTTCTTGCATTGCCTGTGCTATCTGTTGTTTGCTCTCCTTGATGTTAGCTACTTGAATATTGATATTTTCTATCATCTTTCCTATGTTAAGGGTCATTATCTTACTGCTACCTGCTGTGCTTCCCATTTTGTTTTTTTCTTGTGTTGAAGTAGCTGCAACACCCCCTATTGTTTTAGTAGGTTCGATTGCTATTTTTTCGGGAGTAGGTTTAAGTGCAAAAGCAGATTTATCTTTCTTTTCAGTGGCAGGAACTTGTTGCTCGTCCTTTTTCCAATGGAGGGATTGCCCAGCTTTTTTGAACTCTTCAACAGCTTTTTTGCCTGTTTCAGCAGCTTTCTTAGCACTGTCAACAATAGCTTGCTTACGAGCCTCAGTATCAGCGTGTATCTGTGCCAACATTTTGTTGTTTTCAGCTTTATCACCAATACCCATTGCATTCTTAAAGTTGTACCAACCCTCTTTAATCTTGTTGATGCCAATCATTAAACCATTGACAAGTGTATTCCAGTAGAGTTTTACTCCTTCTACCCACGTTTGAACCAGTAACTTAGCACCGTTCCAAGTGTGTTTCCAAGCCTCACCCCAACCACTGACTTTTGAGACAAGGTAGACAATACCTGCAATGAGTGCCGTTATGGCTACAATGATAATGCCGATAGGGTTCGCTGATAAAGCTACATTCCACGCCCACTGAGCAATAGTGGCTACCTTTTGGGCTCCTGTAAGAATGGCAGTTTTAAGGGCAAGGATATTTTGCCATATTGCAGCACGACCACTGGCAGTGGCTATCATTGTAATGCCTTTCCACCCTAAAGCGAGTACTGGTCCTAAGTTAGTCAGTTCACCTATCATACCTCCGATGGCTTGTGCATAGCCTAAAGCTCCACCAGTGGCATTGAATAGGGATATTTTCATATCCTCGATAGAGGCTCGTAGACGAGCATTCTTCTCAGCAGCACTCTCACCAATGACAGCAGCTTGCTCATTAGCAGAACTGGTGCCATACACTGCCTTAGTAAGACGCTCTGCTTCGCCAGTGCTCTGAATCATTGCGATAGCGGCTGCCATATTCTCCTTACCGAATACCTTAGTCATCAGAGCGGTATCACCTTGTATTTTCTTTAAGGTGTTGAGCCGCTCGTGCAAAGGTATGTTTTGGTTAGCGAGGTACTCAGTGGAGATGCCCGCTTCCTTTAAGCCTTCAGCTGCGAGTTTTGAGGTAAAGCGCCCTTCAGAGAGGGTGGTAATTACATTACGCATTGCAATACCACCTTCTGAACCTTTCTTACCTGCCTTATCCAATATTTGGATCCACGCATTGGTTTCTTCAAAAGATACACCTGTGCTCTTTGCAACCATCCCTACTTGCTCTAAGGCTTCTTTGATTTGTGGTAGTTCGGCAGAACCTTCTTGAGCAGCAGCGGACATCACATTCATCATATCAGCCATCTTGTGAGCTGCTTCTATGGGGTTATCCATTGAAACACCAAACTGGTTGAGTGAGGTGGTGAGCACATCAGTGGCTGCTACGGTATCGCCTCCCATTTGCTTGGAGAGAATATTGACATTTTCACCCATTAGTTTCATTGCCTCGCTGTTTTTAGCAATATCAGGTGAGAGCTGTGAGAGCATCATCTTATACGCCTCGACGTTAGCGGTGGCATCAGTACCAAAGGTTTTAGCGGTGGTGCGGGCTGCCTTTTCAATAGCTTCTAATCCTTCACCAGTAACCCCTGTAATAGCTGATAATTCTGCAAGACTTTGATTAAGGGCAATGCCAGGTTCGGCTATGTGGCTGAAAGAAGTAGAAAGTCTATCACCAAGGTCAAGGAGTGTACTAAATTTGATTGCCCAGCTACCAAAACTACTATTGACACTTTTGCTAATCCCTTCTGCAGTTTGATTAAGAGTTTTATTGACTTGTTTGAGTTCTGTTTGTAGTGTATCCATATTGTTTTGTAAGGCTACAAAGAAAGCATTAACAGTTGTATCACCATTAAGATTAAAATTTATTCCAAAATTTAGGTTGTTATTCATTTTTTCTTTGTATCTTTGCGCCTATAAAACAACAGGCATTATGGAACGGTTTAAATTAATTGTAAAAGCCTTTTTATCATTACTACAGATTTTTGGTGTGGGAGTAGCAGCACTATTGGGTCTTAGCCAGTGGCTTTTTGGTTTTGGAGGACAGATAGCTGCCTTTGCTTTCTTACTGGCTGCCTTTGCTTGGTTCTTACAGATACTTGGGCAGGGTTTTTCAGCAGTGGAGCAAATGTAATCACTCGCCAAAGAGTTGGCTGAGCATCTCTGCTTGATTGCGTAATCTCCAACCTTCAAGCCATAAGGCTTGACTATATAGTTTTGCCCAATGGGTAGGCTGTAATACTTCGGGGTCTATGTGAAAATTAGCTCTTATGAGTGCATCAGCTTGTTGTTGGAAGGGTAGCTCCCCCTTAATGGAGGAGCTTACAAGTTTTTTATTTTCACACTAAAAGAGTTCATATACTCGGCTAAGCACTGTACAACTTTGAGTTGTAGGAAATCGCGACTTTTAATTTCATCGTCTGCAACTACTACGCAGTTGTCATAGAGGGCACGCGATCCTTTTACTTCATCTTTTTTTGAGATGGCACCTGTGGCTTCTAATACTTGGAAGGTGGGTTCTTTAAAGATTGCCTGATAGGTTTTACCACCTTGTACTACCTCTCCAAGTACTAAGTGTCCGTGTTCTTGTTTTAGTGCTTCTATCTGTGCGGGGGTATGTCCGCAGATAAGTGTTTCTTCGTTCATTTTAAATATATTTTAAAGGTTGTTTAAATGCTCTTGTCTTCGAGGTGTGAGACAATGAGTTCAAGTTCTATTTCTTTGCTCATATCACCTTCTTTCCAGTCAAATGCGTTCTTTTTGAACTCACAGTTTTTTAGTACGTGGGTTACCAATGGACCTGCTTCGGGTTGGTAGCACACGGTGATTGGAAATGCTGCGATGCGGAATAGTTGTCCTTTAGGAGCTCGGCTTTTTAAGGCAAGCACTGTGCCTGAAAGAAGGGTGATTGAAGCTGTAGTTTTAATACGCCCATAGCCACGGGAGACAGGGTGTCGGCCTGCTCCATAGACGTCTTCTTTTTCCATTTCTTCTTCGTATTTGATAGCACGAATGCCTGTTACGGGTACACCGCCGATATTGACGATAATATCTGCCCAGCCGTATTCACGACCGTTAATTAGTGGTGGAAGTTCTAATGCCATTTTCTTAATTTTTACTTAGGGTTAAACCAATTTTTACGATAATTTCACGTAGTGTTCCAACGGGTATAATCTTTAGGATTACTTCTAATTTAGAAGTCTGTAGCACACGTTGGTCAGGGCTGATTTCTACCTTGTAACCACTGATTTCTTCAGAGCGTTGCATCTGATCAAGTTCAGTGTCACAGAGGGCTTCGAGGGCTGCTATGGTGCTGGCGTGGAGGCGGCCTGTATCGGGATCAATATAGGCTGGTCCTGATACTTTTGGTACAAGGGTGCGATTTACAATACGCACAGCCTTGTCGATAGTACGGTTGTTCTCTATATAGGCGTAATCGTCTGTAAGAGTTGTAGCGGTAAAACTATCGTTCAGGTAGCTACCCGCGGTTCCTGTGTACTTGACAAAGAAGAGGTAGCCTTTGTCGTGGATACTTTGCAGTTGTGCTTCGGTATAGTCGCCGATAGCTGAGCCATCGCAGAAACCTACAGTATCAAGTTCAAGAGTTCGTTCTTCTCCTCCTGTGAGGGCTTTTTCATAGGCTGTGGATACCATATTTTGGCGTTCTACCCAGCCAATACTTTCGTGTACGGCTGCTTTGGCTACAGCACCGAGTACGGCTCCGATAGCAGATAGCGAGGCGTGGGTTGTAGCAAGATATCCCCCGCGCCCACCTTTGTCCTGACCGATAACTACACTGACGCGTTCAGAGGTGAGTGTGTGGAGATCGGGTAGGGTGGCCATATCAGCAGCGGCGACTTTGAGGGAGAGGAGCACACTCAGTGGGGTGTTGTGGTTGCTTAGGTCGGTAGCAATTTCATTTAGCTTTTTTACGGCGTTAGAGAGTGTACTGACTGCTTTTTGGAAGTCGCAGACGGCGATTTGTCGGATGTTACCCTCAGCGTAGTTTTGGAGTACTTTCACTTCGGTGTAGGTGCCATCGGAAGAGGCTACTGCTTGCACATAGAGTTTGGCACCCTCACAGATGCGGAAGAACTCGCTGGCGTGATAGTGAAGTACGGGGTTATTCTCTGGGGTGATGCCTTTAAGAGCAAGGTCGTCCGCAGAAAGTAGGAGGGTTTTTTCTACGGCAGTTTCACCGTAGATGATAAGGGCGGAGATATGGTCGGCACCTGTGAGGGTACGACCAAGGCCGCCTTTTTGTCGTATGAATTTTACTCCGTTCATTGGTTATTTTTAGATTTTTGTTTTTTACCTCCGTCGTTGGTTTGTTCTACCTTCGTTGTTGGTTCGATTGGTTCTAAGATTTTTTCATCAGCAGTTGGGGTGTCTTCTACTGGGTTTATATTTTCTTCCGACTCAATGGTCTGCTGTGACATTTCATCAGATGCAATATCTTCAGTAACTACTGGTAGTTCTTGGGTGGTTTGATCTACCTCTGTGGGTTCATCTAAAGATTCTTGATCTGCCTTTACCAAGCGTACTAACTTTTGTACACTTTTATCTTCAAGGGACGCAGCATAATTGCGAGCGCTGTCCTCAGTATAGAAATATACACCATCTGAGGTTTTATAAGCTACATCAATACTTGGGTTTCTTTCAAATATATCATCCATTTTTAATAGTGCTTAAAATGAGTTAAAAAGGGGCGTTACGGCGCCCCTTATGATAGTCCTACTTGTCAATCAGAGCAGCAATATACTTTGATTCGACAGGTGTCGCAATAAAGTAGTGGCGGTATGCCAATAGGTTTGCTTGCGTTGTTGGGCTGGTCTTAGCCTCTGAGTAGTACTGCTTGGTAATACCTGTTTTCTTGCCAACATTATCAACTACAAAAGCCACAGAAGCCTCCTTGTCGGTGCTTTCCACTACCTCTCCAAAGGCTCGTTTGTTTCCGTCTGCCTTATAGACAGGGGTATTTACATATTGAGTGATTTCCCAACCTGCTATCATAGGCAACACTTCACCCGTCTTGTGATTTATCAAGAGCTCAGCAAAACGTCCTCTGTCTTCAAGCAGCTCATTCCAGTGCTTAGGGGTAAGCACCAAACGACGGCCTTCAATAGGCCACTTTGCTTTATCAGCAGCTTTTTTCAGAGCTACCAAATCACTATAAGTACAGCTGTCCCCTTTTATTGCCACCACAGGTGTGGTAGCTGTATGCTTTACTGGAGCAATGGCGTGGATAGCCTTGCTATACTTTCTCACTGAGATACTGTTCGTATGACTACGTGTTACAGCATCAATTTTATTGTAGCTGGCACCTTGTACTTGGTCATCAGTTACACGTGTTGGTTTGCTTTGGTACTTATCAAGACTTAAAGTAATAGTCTCCTCATCGTAGTCTTGCACTGCGAGTGGATAAGTACTGTTATTGATCAACACATCAGGATTGAAATGTGTGGCAGGAACGTGGATAAGGTTTTTTTCTCCCATCTCAGTTACATCACCATCTAATTCAGGTACTCCTTTAAGGAAGTCAGGCTCTGCACCTACTTCAAGGGTTTGCCGTACGCGGCTCTCCCATATTTCTGGAAAATTCATTGCCATTTTTTATTCTCTTTATTGGTTATTAATTATTTACTTTTTGGTAGGATTGATTTATATCCTTCAGGGTCAGCTTGTTTAAAAGCAAGTTGTTCTTCAAGGCTTAATTTTTGAAAATCTTCCATTGTAGTGATGGCAGAAGTGCCTTGTGGGACGTTTACTCCTGCAGTAAAATTCTTCTTTGCAGGGATAGCATCAAGAGTAGCTTTAGCCAACTGGTAGTCTTGAGCAGCAAGTTTTTGGAAGGACTCTTTTTTGTCTGCTGTGATTTTTCCTTGCTTGATGGCTGTTTCTATCAGCTCAGTAGCTAAAGCAGCACGTTGTGTTTTTTCCTTTTCTACAAAGGCATTTACCTTTTCTTCAGAGAGGGTGAGCTTCTCTTTGAGGTCTTTATTTTCGTTACCAAGTGATAAGATGGCAGCCTCAAGGTCGGTCTGTGCAAGTTCTTTTTTTTCAGTGAGCCCTAAGACGATGAGGGCTGCGGTTGATAATTGTAAAGTCATTTTTCTATTGTTTAAATCGTTTTTAAATTCGTTTGTAAGGGAAAGGCAAAGGGTTTGCATTTCTTTCTGAGTGATGGGGTCACCATCCATAGTCAGACGTAGTGCTGTGGCATTGCTTGGGATGGCTACAATGGAGGCTTCGTAGAGTTCACATTTTTCAAGAATAATACCTTCAGGGGTGTGTTTGAGGTCTTTTTTTGAGAAAGAGAGTCCTACGCTAGCACCCTTAATGTATCCGCGTTCAACTTTGCCTTTGATGGTTTGTGCGTTTGAGTCTTCACTATCAAAATCAGTTTCAGCGGTGAGCTGTCCATTTTCTTTTCGAATATCTGTCCATCTGCCTATAACAGAGGTGTTGTTTACGGCGTGCCCGTCGAGCATTACAGGGTTAGCCTTGAATCGTTCAAGGTTAATTCCATCAGTTTTTATTCTGAAGCCGTATGAATTGGTGGTGGCTTCGTCTGAGAGTATAAATCGTGACATATTTCTTTATATATGTGTTGTAAAATATCGTGTATTCTCACGCTTTGACGGTGCAAAATTGGAGTGTAATAAATTGTTGTGCAAATAGTTGTAAATAGTTACAACAGTTTTATAAAACTATATAACAATGTTGTAAATAGATTTAACAGAAGTTTTTGTAAGTGCTATTTTAGGTTGAATTTTGCAGCGTAAAAGATGGAATTTATAGATTATGGCACTTGATAGGGAACAACTTAAAGAGGATATAAAAGCTGCTTTAAAAGCTGAGCAGGAGGAGTGTGAGGATGCACAGGCGAGTGTAGAGCGCATTGCGCAAAAGATAGCGGATGCGGTGATTAAACAGATTAAGAGAATAGATATCACCTATACTGAGGGACTGACTTCACAGAGTGGAGGGGTAGTCAGTGGGGTGTTTAGATACAGTATAAAGTAATATGTTAGATTTTATAGTACAGCATTTAGGAGATGCCATCAGTGCGTTGGTTGGCGGAGTTGCTGGGTGGCTTTTTTCTCGTAGGAAGCAGCAGCAAGAGGTGTTTACCAGTGAGCTTGACAATGTGGATAAGGCGGTAAGGATATACCGTGAGATGATTGAGGATTTGGGGGTACAGCTCAAACAGGCGATTACTGAACTGAATGAGGCTAAGAAGACTATTCGTGACCTTGAGGCTACTATTGAGGCGTTGACGACTGAACTAACGAAGTATAAACAACTAAATGGGAAGGGAAAATGAAAGATATTGTATTAGAGGATGATGACCTGAAAATAGTGGGTGGTGACTTATTTGTGGGGGATAGCTCGCAGCAGGG